GTGGTGGCGACATCGACGCCCGTTTCCGTGGTGTCTAGGGCCTCGTCCAGCTCCGAGCCTTGCGTGTCGTATTTCGTGGCGTCCCCTGCCGCATCCTCATACTCCGCAACCGTGTACGGGGCGGCCGGTGCTGTGCTCAACTCCACGTCCCGCATGTGCGAGCCCAGGGTCTCTTCGGTGCCCTGCACGAGCACGTCCACGTCATCGGGCGGTAGCCACGCGGGCAGGTTCGTGATCCGCACGAGATCCCCCAGGTCCAGGCCGGCGATGTCGTCCGCGATGGCCGGTACGGCGTTCAGTCGAAACGCCAGCCGCGGGAAGCGGGCCTGGTCGACGGTGCCCAGGTTCAGCAGCCACCCCGCATGATCGGGCAGGAACCCGTCACCGGCCGCGTTCACCGTCACCGACGTGTCGTAGGTGCCCACCCCGTCCGGCGGGTCCGCCGTGGACAGTGCGCCAGCTTCGAGGACCGCGCGGGCCTCCCCCGAGTTGGGCCGCTTGGCGGTGACGTCGTTACGGGTGAACCGGTCGTCGTCCACGGGTTCAGGCAGCCCGTGAAACACCTTGTCGGAGTAGTCCGCGGTCAGGGCCGGCGTCTGATTTTGCAGGTCGGCTCGGGTTCGGTATTCGAGCCCGAGTTGGACGCGCGATTCATACAGCAGCCCGTGGTCGGCCTGCGCGGCCTCGCGGAGCAGCTCCAGCGGCGGCATGGCGGCCTGCGGGCCCATCGGGGCGGTGTCGTCCAGGTCGCCAACGTCAACAAACGGGATGCCCCGCTCGGAGCAGATTCGCTCGATCCGCCGGCCTGCGGCCTCCCCGGGGTGGCCGAACGCGGCGGCCACAGCGTCGGCCAATGTCGGAGGGTCGGCGTATACGGCCCAATGCCCCGTTGCCAGCGCCTTTTCTGTGGTGATACTGATGGCCGCTTGCACCGATCGCGCCCGCTCCAGGGTTTCGCTGGTGTCCGTGACTGTGAGCACGGAAACCCCGTCGATGAATACCTCATAGTCGATGTCGGCGCCGTCCTGTGTGGCGGTAAGCCTGACGTGGTGCGGGTTGTCATCCCACAGGGACGGATCGACGGCCTCCGTGGCTATGGTGGAGAAACCGACTGTCAAGTCGATTTCGGCGTTCAGCGCGTCGAACGTGATGCCGGTGGATTCCAGGTCCACCCCGTCGCCCCAACGCACGCCGAACACCGTATTACCTGCCGTCGCGGAGTACCCTCCCGAGCGCATGAAATCAAACGTCCACGTGTCGACGAAATCGGGTTGCTCCACGGCGGCCTGGAGCGTCGAGCCGGCGTCCTTCGGTTCGATCCTCGCCACTGCGGGGAGCCACGACGCCAGCGCACCCTGTCCCCACACGGACGGCGCCGGCCTGCCCACCAGTTGCACCGGGCCGCTCCCGGCGCCGGCCGCCGCGCCAGCTTGCACGGTCTGCGGCCCGTCCTCCAGGGGCCAGTACGCGGTCGGGTCTGCGGCCAGTGCGAACGTCCGCGGCGCCGATGGTGCCGGCGCGTTTCCCTGCCCGAGCCGTCGCATGATGCCCGCGGCCTCAAGCGTCAGGTATACGTCCTTCCCGGGCGCGTCCCACTTCGTCGGCCATGCCGCAACCTCGCCCAAGAAACGCACGGACGCGCCGACGCGCACCCGGATAGGCGTGTTCCGGCCGATCTTCCCGTAGTGCGTGGACGACGGGTTGCGTGGCGTGTAAGTGCCGTCGCGGTTGTTCACCGTCAGCGAACATGTGGACGGCTCCACCTGCCCGCCTTCCGCAGTGCGCCCACGGGTGACGGTGATGGGCGCCCGCGTGTAGACGTCGGTGGTGATGTCCTCCCACGCGGCATCAATCCACAGCTCCACGTGGACGTCTAGGGCCGCCATTAGGCGTCCCCGAGCACGAACTGGACGTCCCCGCCCTTGCCGCGAATGCTCTTCCGCAGGATCTCCACCAGGAGCCGCGCCAGGTCGTCCTGGCCGCGCAGCTCGATCACGGTGCGGGCGCCGCCGGCACTGCTGGCCGGGGTGACGCGCTCCCCGGCCTGCAGGATGGCCAGGGACTCCTGCCCGGGTGCCCCGCCGACGATGCCTCCGGTGTGCATCCGCGGGATGCGGAAGGTCTTTCCGCCGATCACCGGTATCCAGTCGGGCACGGTGAATCCCTTGCCGCCTACGGTGCTATTCCATACCGTTTTCACGGCGCCGAACGCGCGGCGCCACACGCCGGAGATGAAATCGCCCACGCCCCGGACGACGGCCTTTACTCCGTTCACGGCCCCGGTGACGATCTTGCGGAAAGTCTCGCTCTTGTTGTATGCGGCCACGAACGCGGCGCCGATGGCGAACAGTGCCGTGATGACCAGGCCGATCGGGTTGGCCCGCATGGCCAGGTTCAGGCCGCGCTGCGCCACGGTGAGGACCCCGGTAGCTACTGCGGACGCCTTCGTTGCGACGCCGTGCGCGACGGTGGACGCGGTGGCCCGAGCTGTGCCCACAGCCGATTGGATCATGCCGGCGCCCAGGGCTTTTATCGACGGGACGACGAAGTTGTAAAGGCCGGAGCCCAGGTCCCCGAGGCCCATGCCCAACATCAGGGCGCCGTCGAACAGGTCCCCTTTCATCATCATCGACACGCCGCGGCCGGTGTCCTCTACACCGGTCAGGGTGTCGCGGAAGCCCATAGCGCGGGTGTCCGCCGTGTCGGAGGCCTCCCCAAAGGCGTCCAGACTGCCAGCGCCGTCTCGCATGTCCCTGGACGCCCGCCCGACGTCGGCGCCCATCTCTTTAGCGGACGCGCCAACCTTGTCGAACGACTTCGTTAGCTGGTCGTGGTCCCCAGCAAAGGTGAGCGTTACTTCGGGTTTGCGGCTCATCGGGTTACCTCCAGCCCGGCCTGGCGGGCCACGTCCACGAGCGCGTCCTCCAGGAGTTGTGGGATTCGCTCACGGGTGTCGTAATAGGCCGGGTACAGGTAGCGGCCTTCCTTCTTGAACGGCCGCACCTGCGAACGGCCGCGGCCGACCTTGCCGCCGTAGTCCAGCCACCCGTAATAGGGGACCCGCTTGCCGCCGCCCGCGACACGGACAGCGTTGCGGGTGCTCTTCGCCCTCACGGACCCGCGGGCCCTGCCCGAGCGGGACGCCACCCGCGGGCGGGCCACGCCGACCACGACGTCGGCCACACTGTTAAGCCCGAGCCGTAGGACCTTCGGCATGTCGTCGTCGAGCCGCTTGAGCCCTTGCGAGAACTCGCGAAGCCCTTCGACGTGGATCGGGTCCTCAAGCATCGCGGGCCGGCCTTTCCACGACCACCACGGGCGCCACGGCGGCCCCGCCGTGGCCTGTGTGTAGGTGGTCCTCGAAACGGCGGCCCAGGATCTCCACGGCCCGCTCCGTGCGGCTCACGGCGTCGTTCATCGACGCGCCGCCGTTGGGTGTCACTTCCGATTCCACCCGCCCCAGCGGCTCGGACACCTGCTGGCGTAGCCACTTCTTGAACCACAGGAGCGCGGCGCCCAGCGCAGCCGCAATGACAGTGAGCTGCGCGGCGATGGCGACCACCTGCTGAATCTGCGACATTGCCCGCGCTCACCCTTTCTGTTGCAGCCGTGCCAGCTCGTCCCGTTGCGCCTTCCGCGCGAAGTACACGCCCCAGCGCCCGTACTCCTCAGACGGCATCTCCCGGCGCATCCGGCCCACCGTCATCCCCAGCGTTGCCGCCAGGTACATCTCGAACTCCAGGCCCGGGTCCGCTTCCATCGCTTCGTACGTCGCTTTTGTCGGCCCCCTCGGACAGCCCGGACAGCTCGCGGATCTTGTCGACCACGGGCTCAATCTCCCCAGCCGGTGACACCTTCTGCCACAGCGCGGCCTGGCCCTCGGTCATCGCCGGGTCGACCATGCCAATGCGCAGGATCTTCCGTTCGTGCGCCTGCGTCTCCTTGGCCTTCTGCGTCTCGAATACCTCTTCGCGGGATAGGCCGCGGACGCGGACGGTGCCCATGCTGGGCACTTCGACGTCATCCTCCGGCAGTCCGGTCGCAGTGTCCGCGCGGGGAGCCAGGAGCTTCTCTAAGTCGATGCTCATGCGCTCTGCGCCGTCGAGTCGACGTCGCCGCTCATGGTCAGTTCCACCGACCACATCACATAGTCCGCGACGGGGTGGGTTTGAACGTAGCTCTTCACGAGCACGTCCACGGTGTCCTGCGGCAGTGACGCCCCGGTGCCTTCGGGCCGGTGGATCAGCTCGACGACGGCGCCGCGGTTCGGCAGGATAGAGGCTCGCGGGCCGGTGCTGGCGGTTGAGTCGTACTTCCCGGAGATGGTGACTGTGCCGGACGTGAGCCCGCCCAGGAACACATGCCCATCGTTTCCGTACGTGGTGACGTCGTGTTCGTCGGCCTCGAACTTGAGCTCCGAATTGTCGCAGTACTGCGACAGGTCGTCCCCGTCCAGGGAAACGAACGTCACACTTCCGTGAATCTTGGCCATGTCCTATGCTCCGTCTCCGATGATGTCCAGTGCAAACACTGCCGCGAGGTAGTCGCCGCTTCCTATGGTCACAATGTCGAACTCCGCGCGAGTGACCCGCACGGAGTCAAACGCGGTGTACGTGCCGGCCTCAATCACGGCCTTTATCGAAGCCGCCCCGGAGCCGGCGAGGTAGGCGTCCACGAGGTTCCGCGTGGCCCGGTCGTGGACCTTTCCCACGGCCACGATCACCGGAAGTACAACGGTGTCCGCTCCCCGGTTGTAGGTGGAATCGAAGATGATCTCTTCCGGGTATGTCACGATCGCGGCCGGTGGTGTGATGCTGTCGGGCGG